AGTTTCTGTTGCAATGAATCCGTCTGTAAAGATACTGTTGAGACAATAGCCCTTGGTGTAATGAAAAATCTTCATAAAAAATCCTTTAAAAATTGATTAACTTGCCCTCTTTGAGACCTGTTGAATCTCAGGGTCTATTGTTGTTCAATCAAGAAAAAATTTAAATTACTAAGAAATAAATGCGAATTACTTGTTAAGAAAAAAGCAAAGAAAGGAAAAGGTCAATATATACCTGTAACTATTTCTAAAAAATCAAAAGCATCTAAAAACTTTGGTAATATAAATGCACTAGCTAACAATATAGTATCTAACTTAAATTTAACTAAGTCAGATATTGTAAATATAACTGGAAATAATATTGCTGAAATGGGTAAGGCTGGTTATACTCAGACTGACTTAAATACTTTTATGTCTAAACTATTTGAGCAAATAGTAAATTCACCAAATTTAATACAGCCCGTAACTAAAATAATATCTACCGGAGAAACTGGCGTATCAGAAGCTGTAATTAAAGCAGCTAAGAAAGCCGGCATTGGTGTTGAGGTTACTGTTCCAAAAGGATATGAGTTTAATATTGCTTGGTCTAAAGGTAAAACCGGAACTTGGAAAGTATCAAACAAAGAAGATTATTTAAAAAGATTTGGAATTAAAACTGAAAAGACCACTGCAAAAAATAAAAGCAGAAGAGCTGAAACTGAAAATAAAGTAAATAAAAAAACTACTAAAACACAGAATAGAAAAGGTAAAACACCTACTACTACAGATGCAACAAAGGCAAAAGCTATTGATCAAAATCTATTAAATGCTCAAAGGAATTTGTTTGCTGCTATAAAACAGTTTTCTAAACAAAATAATAATCCTCAGCAAGAAGAAAAATTAAATAGATTAGAAACTGCCGAAAGAAAACTTGGTGGGTTTTTTGAAAGATTATTTACTACTAAAGCTCAGAGAGATGCTATTTTTGATTGGTGGGAAAATAGTCCATTGTCTCAAGCTGAGAAAAGTAAGAATCAAAAGTTTATTAGACTAGAGCAAATAACAAAAGCAATTAATTCTAATGCTTTTGCAACATGGACTCAGAATGGAATCACCCTACACTTAGGAAATAAAGCTACTCCAATAGATCTATATCATGAGGCATGGCATGGATTTACACAATTATTCTTAACAGAAGATGAGAAAATAGAGTTATATGATAAACTTAGAGTTCTTCCTAAATTTAAAGATGCATCATTCTTTGATACAAATTGGTTTGAGGCATTTGAGACAATTGAAGCTTCAGAGTGCCAGATTGTAGTTCCACTCCCAACTCAGAATATCTCAGGCATTTTCCGCGCAGCAGTATCTCACTGTGAGACAATGAGTACAATAGCAAATCAGAAAGAAAGAGTTGCTCTCATTGGTGCTCAAAGAGGCCTAACTGTTCCAGCTCTTCTTGGACAGACCGAAGTAGCAATAGAGGATATAGGCGTTCTTGAAGGAATTCAGGGCGATGATGTATCCGAAGTTCTCTCTGGAAATACAGAAGATCTTGCAAACTACCAGCTTTCTGATAACTACAATAGCAACAGAGCAGTATTCTTCTACCCAGACCAGATAATAAGAAATGTATCTGGAACAAATAGCTTTGTAAACGGATTCTATATGGCTGCAGCAGCCGCAGGATATCTATCTGGAACACAGAACGTAGCCGTACCACTAACCTTTAAGGAGCTTACAGGCTTCTCAATAGGAAGAGACAGAGTATTCCGCAAGCAGATACTAGATCAGCTCGGTGGAGAGGGCGCAACAGTAGTTCAGCCAATAACAGGTGGCGGAAAGGTTCTTGCAGGACGTACAACAAGCCAGTCTGGATTTGTCGAAGATGAAGAGATATCGATAATCTTCATTAGAGACAGAGTAAAGAAGGTCCTTAGAGATTCAATGATGTCATTCGTAGGAACCGTTGAGGATGCAAATACTCAGGGTCTAATGACCGCAAAAGTTAAGAGCATCATGAGCGCACTTGTTTCTCAGGGTCTAATAACAGACTTCAAGAACATTAGGGTTGAAAAAGACAAGGTAGATCCAAGACAGTGGAACGTTTACCTCCGCTTTACACCAAGTTACCCAATCAACTATGTATTCATTGATATCGAAGTTGGAATAGTATAATTTTAGGAGATAAATTAAATGGCATCATATCCAAGAACTGGATCTAATCTAGACTCAACTACAAAGACTTCACTTTCTACCCAGATCATAATCATGGTTGAAAATGAGCCTGTAGGCGCAATTCAGTCATTCAGAGAGACCCAGCAAAGATCAATTAAACCAATCAATGAAGTTGGAACAGATGGCATTATAGAGCTAGTTCCACAGTCACCAACAAAAGTATCTTTGCAGATAGACAGAATGTACTTTGATGGACTTTCCCTACCAGAAGCATTCTCTCGTGGATTTAGAAATCTTCAATCACAGAGAATTCCATTCGATATAGTTGTTATTGATCAGTTCACTGGAACCGGAAATGATGCCATAATAACAACCTATCACAACTGCTGGTTTAACAATCTTTCAATCTCTTACACTGCAAACGATTATACAATATCACAGAGCGCATCTGTAGATTGCGAATACGTGTCAACAATAAGAGGCGGAGAGGCAATAGCACTAAGTCAGGGTACAGGCGGCGGTAGACAGATTCCAAGTACCCAGCTTGATATTGCAGAGCTTGCAGCAGACTCTGGAGCAAATGGAACAAGAGGCTCCCTAGACTATCCAGGCCTAATCAGCGCAGCATACTAGCAGATATATTTAATTTAAAAATAAGCCGTACTTAATGTTCGGCTTATTTTTTTAGTATAATGTATTTGGAGTTTTACAAATGAGACCTGGTTCAAAAGTAGTTTCCTCACATGATATTGGTTCATTAAAAAATGCTGTTTCGTCAAATCCAAATTTAGATCCAAATCTAATAAATAAGAGATTTGAAGAGGCAGAAGAAGCACAAAAGAAGTCTTTTTCAGTTCCAAAGGAATTAAAAGGACTTGAAGAGCTTATATTTCTCGGTGCAAGTACAAAAGAAGTTAGGCTTGGAGATTTTTCATTTACAATAGGAACTCTATCTACAAGAGAACAAGATGAAATATTTAAAGAGTCAATAAAACTTCCAGAAGTAGAGCGAGTTTTTTTCTTTAAAAAAGCAATTTTAGCACTTTCAATAAAAAAGATAAACGGAAAAAATATATCTTCTTATGTTGAAGAGGATAACATAACCTCAAGGCTAAGCATAGTAATGAATCTTCAGCAATCTGTATTTGATTATTTATTTTCTGAAGTAGATAAACTTACAGAAGAAACATCTAAGTCTCTTACGGAAGAAAACCTAAAAAAATAATAAAAAGCTCCAACCACTACCTAAGGTGGGAGCTTTGCAAAATATGGAAATGCAGAGTTGATGATCCTATTTTCAATGGAATAACATCAATTCAAATGTCATGGTACGCGTTAATGATTCTTCAAGATAAAGAAAGAGAGCTTGAAAAATTCCTATCATACCTTGATTATCATGCTGCATTTTCAAATTACGAAGGTGTAAAGAAGGCAAAAGAGTTTAGAGAAAGCCAGAAAGAAGATTCAATAAAGGAAGCAGAAGAATTTATAGAATCGGCAAGAAATAATGAATTTAAAAATAATCCACTAATTGATGCAATTAAAAGATTAAGAGAGGCAAACTCAAATATAAATGAAGATGACTCTGCACTTAGGTCTATTAATTTAAATAAGTTGATTAGGGATGATATTTAAAGTATGAGCGCACAAGATATAAGTAAATTTGTTGCAGGATTTAAAGATGCAATCAAGGATTATGAAGAAGCAATAAGAACTGGAAAAGATGCAAATGCAGCACTTGAAAGGGGATTGGAAAGTGCCGTTCGTAGTGCAAATAACTTTTCTGGAGCAATAGGATCTGCTGCTACAGGTCTTGAGGCATTTTCAAAGCTGTCTATATCAAATACAAATTCTTTTGGTGGACTAATTGACTCAATAGAGTCTGCAAGAGCTTCTTTTGAAAAATTTGCAGCAGGAGTAAAAGGAATTCCAATAGCAGGAAATATTCTTGATCCAATATTGGGTGCCTTTGATAAAACAGCTGAATTAGCAAAAACTGCAGCACAGGCAACAGAAAATTTTGCAAAAGCATACGATGGTGCCGACAAGGGTACAAGAGAGAATATAGCTACACAGTTTAAATATGCTGCAGCACTTGGAATGACTTTTGACCAAGCAGAGAAAAATAATAAAGCATTTCAAAATCTAATAGCAACAAATTCTGAGTTTGCACAATCAGGCATATATTTTGGTGGAGAAGAGTTTAGGTTAGCCGTACAAAATCTGCAAGCAGCAGGAATATCTATGGATGAATTATCTAGAGCATCAAATGTATCTAGCCAGGGAATGAATAATGTGCAGATGATGACTCTACAGGCAAAAGCAATGGGAATGGATGTTTCTGAATATTCAAGAAAAATGGCTGATATGATAAGAAAAACCGGCCTATCAACTGAAGATTCAATGAAAATGATGGCTGGAGCGCAAGAGCTTTCATCGGAAACAGGCCTTAGGTTAGATGAAGTAACTCAATCACTTGAGGGAGTGGTAGGCGGATTTCAAAGAATGGGAACAACTATGGATTTTGGCCGTCCAATATTAAAGGGTTTTGCAGATTCTGTAAAAGAAGTTGGTCTTGGTATAGAACAGGCAAAAGATCTTTCTTCTGAATTTTCTAAGTCGTTATTAGGAATAGTAAATAATCCAGCACTTGCCTATGTAACTGCAATGAAGGGCGGATTTGAAGGTGCGATGGGTGGTCCAGGTGGTGTTTTGAATCCAAGTATTCAAATGCAGGCAATGATGTTAAACCAGGAGCCTGGCTCTCAAGCTGAATTGGCAAGAAATCTTTCTTCTGGAATTAGAGAGATGCTAACATCAACAACTGGTGGTGAGATAGTAAATGTAAATCAGGCTGCCGCAGGAGATGCCTCTACTCAGTCAAGATTTACACAGCAACAGATGATGCTAGGATCTGTTTATGGAATATCAGATATTACAACTCAAAGTAGAGTATTAGAATATTTGCAACAGCAAGATGAAGCAATGGCCTCTGGTGATGATGAGCTTGTACAAAAAATAGATGAGCAAATTTCAAATGCAATAAAAGGAAATGATAGAGTACTTGATGTTCAGCAAAAGATATCTCAATCAATTGATAAATCGCTTATTCTTCTTCAGGAACAGGTAAACTTAGCAAAAGTAAGTTACGGAAAGCCGATGGAAGATCAGGTTATGAAATTAATAAGTGAAATAAGCGATTTATCAAATCAATTAATTGAAGATTCTGGTAACGAAGAATTAAAGGGTAAAAGAGACTCAAAACAACTCTCATTAGACATGCTCGTTGGTGTTGCAGGAGATGCAGCAAAAAAGGCAGAATCTGGAGCTGGAGAGCCAACCGATCCTGGTCAGCCAGGCTCACAGACAGTTGGCAACAAAAACGTTTCAAAAGATCTTGATAATAGCCCCAAAACTCTAAATGTGGTTCTTACTGCGCCAAAAGATTTGAGGGCAGAAGTTACATCAGGCGCTCTAAGTGCATCTGGATTTACAGTAAACATAGCTCATATTCGTAATTAATAAAATATAAATCTATCAATATATAATTAGATAGTATGTTTAAAAGAGAAACAATCAAGTTTGTAATACCAACCAGTATGTCATCTCTGCTACTTTCTACCGCTGGAAATAGCAGAGTAGTTCCTCTATATATAAATCCAAGCACAATAACAACTAATTATACAAAAAATATATCCGAATCACAAACAATTGGTGGCTTTATCATTCAATATTGGGGAGATAAAATAACCACAATGTCAATAAGCGGAACCACAGGTAGCGGTGGTATTGACGCAATAAATATACTGTATGATATTTATAAATCAGAGCAAAAATCATTTCAAAAAACACTCATAAAGAGACAGCAAGAGTTGCTTGATAAGGCAGCTGAAAATAACCAATATTTAAATTCAACGCCATCAAGACTTGAAGCAATAGACCAGGTCCTATTTGGAGGGGCAATATCAGAGATTGCAAGCGGAGTCTCTGAAACAATGGACTATTTTAGAGCCTCTGTAACTGGAGAAGGCCTAGATAATAAGAATTCAAAAACAACGCTAATGCCAACACTTTCTGCATTTGCAGTATCTCTAGAAATGCACTATCAAGGAAGAATAAATAGAGGGTATATAGACTCTATGAATGTAACAGAAAGTGCAAATAGTCCAGGACATTTTGATTATACAATTAGTTTTAAATCATTAAAAGAATATGGAGAAAGAAAGAACTTTATGCCTTGGCATACAAATCCATATGATAGCGCAGGAAATCCAATCCAAAAGCCAAAGGTTGGACCAAATGGATTAAACTATAATCCATCATTTCCTATGATAAGTCCTGGAACAGAAAATACATCAAAAACAATATCTAGAGTTACTGATGATCAGGTTGGAACATCAAAAGAAACAGGATCCACAAGTAATACGTCAAGATGGAGTAAGATAAGGAAATAGGTAAACTAAATGTCATACTCATATAAGCCATTACTCCAAAATATAAAAGGCACTATAGATAAAACACTTGATCAGGTAGTAAGAGGAAAAGCAGATCTTCATTTTGTTGAGTCTGGTGTATCTCTCTTTATAAATCAAAATAATGCAACAGAAACAAGAAAAAAGACTAGAGCAATAGTTGCATCAAATCCTACTGCAAGCATTCTGATCAAAAAGAAGGCCTTTTCAACCTTTAAGGCAACAAATGATCTTAGGTGGATGGATTCTACGGAGAAAATGTTACTAAGGGCTACCAAAGCATTGTTTGCCTTGAAAGTTGCACAGCTTAGATCATATGAGTCACTTACAAAATTAGAAAAGTTTTATGAAGAGTATGGAGATGTTAATTTCTCACTACTTTCAGATCTAATTATGTCAACAAAATATCTGCAACTTCCAGGCACCTCAAATACATCACAGGTACTTTCTTTTCTTGGCAGTTTTGGTGTTGCTGCTGGAATGGCCGCATCAATAGATGACGTTATAAAGATTATTAGAAGAAATGCATTCTCTAGCGCAAACACAAAAACAACTTGGGTAGTGGATCCAGATGATGTAACTAATTATGGTACAGGACCTGGAACAGGAGTAATTGAGCTTTGTACATTTACAAACTTTAGCACCTCTGTTGGTGTTAATTCAGATTCAAAGGGTGCATCAATATCAATTATGGACCCTCATAGAATAATGAATATTATAGAAGATGATATTGAGGCAGCAATAGAAGAGTCTCTATATGGTGCGCTTGGTCTATTAAATGATTTGGCATATTCTGGACTTGGAGGAGAATATGTTGATCCAATGCTTACTGTATCTTCTGCATTTGAGCTTGGTGGCTTAGGTAATCTAGATTCTACAATTGATATAGACTATATAAGAGATAGAATGAGAACTTTCTATCTTGGAAAGTGGATGGTCAATGTAGGCGATGGAGTACATATATTTATAGCAAGTAATAAGTCAGTATTTGGCAATAATTTTAATGAGCATGAATTTGACTCATCTTACCTAGAAGTAGATGATATAATGCTTGAGGCAGAAAGAAAACTATATACAAATCAAAATATATCAAGTGAAACATATAAGAGTCTCAGAAAATATGCAAATAACTCATTTACAATGCAGCATGTATTTGGCGGCTATGTAAAAGGAGTTTCTGAATCTTATTCTCCAGATAGATCTAATATAAGTATAAGCTGTCAAGATAATATGGGCTGGCTAACAAATGTAAGATTTATGGAAGAACCAGGACTAATGGATCCAAAAGCACCACTTGAAGATCCTTTAACACCATATGATTTAAAGACAATTTCATCATCAGAAACATTAAGAAGACAAGATCTTGAACTTTTATCTGAAAATAAAAGGCTATTAAAATCTGGTCTTTTATCATTTGATTCTGGATTATTAAATGGTCAAAATGCAAATGAAACAAACATTTTTCAAGGACAATACTCTGGTCCAGGCTCAATGTATGGAGCAAAAATTGTTCAGCATCCATCTGGACTTGTCTATAGATGGAGAACTGGTGTTCTTGCTCTAACTAGTCCATATAATCCAAGTGGCGATGGAGACGCAAATATTGCAGCTGCAACCGCAGCAACATCTAGACAGCAATACGGCTTTACCGTAACAAATAGCGTGGTATCAAATCTAGATGTTGCAAATGTTATAAGTGTAATGATAACAGGACAGCCATATAATATAGAAACATTTACTCAGCAGGCAATAGATGCAATGAATGGAATGAGGCAGAATAATGCTTTTAGCCCAAGTGATGCACTATCATTTGTTATGGATTCAATAAAGAAACAAAATCCATTTTATGGAAACTTTAAGCCATTCAGAATGATAACAATGTCTGAACAGACAATTGGAAGACTTAGCGGAGATACGTTTACAATACAAGAAAATAGATCAAAAATAAGTATATTAAGAAATAGAAAAAATGAAATAAAAAAGAAAATAGCAATTTTAAAAGGTGATCAAAATTCTGCATCAATTATTCAAATATTGAGTGCAGAGCTAGAGACAATAAATATATCAATTCAAAATATGGTTAGCGAATCATATGGTACAGCTTCAAGCGGTGCAATAAGTTCAGAGGATTTATTTAATACAAATTTCAATATATTTGGTGTTAATAAGGCAATAAAAAATAATGGAAATCTAGAGTCTAATCATGATTTGACTAGAGCAATGATGAAGGTTGCGGCGACAAGAAGAATAGAAGATGTAAGGCTAAATAGAGATCAAAACCTGCTTATAGTTTCAGACCAGTATGATATCAATCCAGATATAAAAGCTTATATATTAAACTTAAAAACATCAGGATTTAAGTTATTTCAGGGAAGCTATATGGATACATATACAAGATGTAAGGAGGCAGCAGGACTTACCATGATGGAGTTCTTCTGTAATACTCAGGGACATCTTGAGATAAGACCTCCGCAATATAATAAGACTCCGTTGTCTGTTTTAAATGCTCTTTACAATTATCAGGAGAAAACAAAAAAAACAATAGTTCCAGACTTCTTATTTAAGATGTTTAATGATAGAATATCTTCTTTAAAATTAGAAATTCATTATTTAAACGTCAGGATATGTATACTTGCAATGTTACTTGGAAGATTCCCAGACTCAGGTCTAATTCCAGGTGTTCCAAGAAAAAGAGAGAAATCTTTTGATTTTTTTGGAATAAACTTTAGCGGAATAGAATCAAGTCTTGATCCAAAAAATATACCAGGAATAGGCGATATAAATAATTTTTCAATTGATAAATTTTCATATAATCTTCAGAATAAAACTGGAATCAAATTTGGACTAAAGCTTGGAACTGCAGAGGATGGTGATATATTAGATGGAGATACAGAGACTCAAATTGGAAATTTTGACGAAATATCAAGAGAATTTCAATTTGGAGCAGGGCAAACAACAGTATATGACTATGCATTTGACTCATTATTAAATCCAAATAAAAATGTTGCAAATACTCCAGTCGGAACTCCAACTGCCGCACAAAGTGTTGCAATATCAGATATAGGATTAACTAACCAAAATATTGCAGATCTTATAAATAAGCTTGTTAAAACATTTAGGGAGGAAACTGGATACGATCCAGGATCTGGCCTTAGATCTAATGGAGACACATTTACACAAGATGATATACTATTTGATCTAAAAAAGAAAACCAGCCTTTCTTCACAATATTTTGATACAATACAAACAAGATTAGAGTCTGTATTTAATAATATTTCAATTTCTGTTTCAAAAAGAAATTCTCTCATTTCTATATTGCAAAAAAATAAAGAAAAAGAGGCAGAGCTTCAATCTATACAGCAAAGCTTGACATCAGGGTTTACAGATGGCAATGGAAATATACTTGAAGATGATCAGGTAGATGAGCTGATGAAAAGAGGAATTGATTCAAATAATAGTTTTTATAAAGGTATAAAATCATTTGGAAATTTTCTATATCAGAGTGGAAAATATACAAACAGATCAATAAATGCAGGAAAAGACTTTCTAACGGGCTCTGCTGGAAAAGGCTCATTATTTGATCACCTAATTGATGATGATACGAGAAATTTACTTGGGCCAGGATCAGGAAGAAGATTTGTTATTTATGATGAGCAAATAAAGAGTTATGATGTAAGAGAGAGTGAACCAGAAGTAACAAGAATAGATGTATTTGGAAGTACCCCACTTATAAACGATAAGATGAAGGCCGTTACTGGTGGCGAAAACCTTATACAGTGGGCTGGAGCAGTAGATTATGACTTATGGAGACAATATGGATATAAATCAAAGCCAATACAAGATGCTCCATTTATATCAGACGCAGAAACTCAGGCAAAGCCACTTGCATTGCAACATCTTGCAATACAAAGAGCCGTAATATTCTCTGCAGGAATACAGTTGTCAGGAAATGAATATTATCAGCCCGGTGATACTGTATATATTCCATCTAAAGGCCTTCTATTTTATGTAAGCGCCGTATCACATAGCTTTACATATGGCTCTACATTTGACACAAGCTTAACACTAATAAATGGTCATCCACCAGGTATTTATCTTCCAACTCCAGTAGATATAATTGGGCAATCATACTCAAAGGATATGATGAAGCAAGGCTCTTATTTTGTAAAAAGATCTAACTATGGAGATAGTAGTTATAAGCCATTAATGCCAGATTGTAATCTTAGATTCCCAAGATCTCCAGAAATAACAAGTTCAAATATAGAGTATTTGTTAAGCCATAAGAATAATATGGTCAAGTTTTATAATATGGTTACAGATATTTCAAATGGAATAATGACTCCAAATAGATTTCTTCTAATTAGAGGATTTACAAAAGATGAATCAGAAAATGAAGAAATAACAAATAAAATGCTGGTTGTTTCTGAGTTATTTCAGAATCCAGTTATGCTATCTCAAAAGCTAGATTCTGCACTTGGAGATGACTTAATAGCAAATTCACTATCACCATTGCAGAATATATTTAATATAAATATGACATCTGGAATGAACAAGGAACTTAAGACAATGTTTCTTCCAAATGGTGTTCCTGCAGTAAAGGTAAAAGAATCTCAAATAATATTGCAGCTTGTAAATATGAAAAGAGATTTAAGAACAGATAAAGAAAAGGAGAATGGCAAAGAATCTTATTTTGGAACAAGCACATCAAATTCATTTAAGTGCTTTTCTCCAAAAAAACTAAAAGAAACCTCCAAATTAATTGGAAAGAACTCAGATAATATTAGTGAATTGATTGAAAATAGTATGGATAATCTAAATAATGCTCTTCCAAGAGGAGGTCCATCACAATCAACTTGGCTTGAGATGGACGACTTGCTTCAAAACATAGGCACACTATTTAGTGGTGCAGATATATCATATGAGAAGGTTATTGAAATAGGCATAGTTGAATTAGATCAATCTAGAGTAAAATTGCTAATGAGTTACAATAAAGCATGAGCAAACCATTTTTCTTTAGAGAAGCAATAGTTACAAATGTAAATCCAGAAAAATTTACATGTGATCTTTTATATGGTGATTTAAATAGTGCTGAAAAGTCAACAAACGTTCCTCTTCCAAATTTAGCTGGAGCAGGAAACTCTGGTCTAATCGTAAATATAATGAATGGAACCAGGGTAATTGCCGCATATCTACATGATACATCCAGAGAGACTGTAGTTATAATTGCAGTTTTAACATCAGATGCTCAAAAAATTGATGATTATAATGACACTTCTGATGGCGCACTAGATAAGAACGCTGGAAGCATGGCATATCCAAAAACACTTGATGTTGGTGATGTGAATTTATCAGCGCATTCTGGACCAAGATTTCTTTTAAAAACAAATGATTCAATTCATCTATCTACAAGCAGAGGCAGTGGACTATTTGTAATGCCAGAGCTATTTGGAACAAATAGCATGTTTTCTTTGGCAAATAATCATTTAACAGAAGGCTCTGGCGGAAGATTGAGCTGGGGCAGAGTAAAGAGAAGCTTAAATGATACAGGCTCAAGTTCAATATCTGATTTTTTTACAGACATAACTAGAAATGATAAACTTAGAGACGTTGGATTCTGGATTGGAGATAAGGTTGGTCAATTAATATCAAGCAAAACAATAAACAGAAATATACCATTATCAGAATATAAGCTTGTTATAAATGAATTTTCTACAGAATTTGGATTTTCTGGATTTGATAATGAATTAAAAAAAATAAAAGATTCAGAGCTTGCAGCAAAAAAACTTCCAACATCATCTAGACATAGAGAGTCAACAAATAGTCTTTATTTATCAGAAGGAGAGTTAATAGAGATAATAGGAGGAAACTTTATTGATATAAATGGACTTGTTTTTGACCTAAATTACAATCCAATATTATCAACAATTAGCTTTCCAACTGTTGATTCAGAGTTAAAATTTGAAGAGGCAGTGAAGAAGAGTAGACGTGGAATTGGTTATCACTTTAAGTTATCTACAAATGCAAGTTCAAAAGATGAATCGAGGTTATCAAAAGACTTTGTATTTGATATAGATAAAGAAGGAGTTTTAAAGGTAAATATTCCAAGATCATCTACAACTGGAAATATACCATATTTAACTGACATAAATTTTAAGTCAGATACTGATCCAAGATTAATTGGAATTTCTCCTTCGCATCCAACAAAGGAAGAAAAAATACCTGTAAATCTTAGGGATAGGGATGGAAAAATTGTAGGTACCAATCCACCTACATTAACTCGCACTACAGGAATAAGGTTTGCAAATCAAGCTGGTGATGCATATTTTCCATCATCAGATACGAGTGGAAAAAGAGCAATAAGAGTAAACACAACCAAGCATCATAACATTTATGCTGCTGCAGAAAGATTGATTGCAAATTATGTTACGGATATTAGTATTCCAAATGCATTTGTAAGAGAAAATGAATTTATGGTAGGATCAAAGAGTCTTGGAAAACTACCAGAAATACCAAAGCAGGCAAGTGAATACTCTTATCACTCTGCATTTGAAATAATGTATGATTCAACAAAAACAAATGATAAATCTGGTGCCGATGATCCAAATAATAAAACAGATCATAAAAATTTATTCTATTCAACTGTTGCAGTCTCTCCTGCAAGACCAGCAATATCAACAGGTGGGGACACCTATGTTGCTGGAGTAAACTATGGTGGAGAAAGTAGTCAGCAGCCAATAATAAGTAATTATTTTAAAGCAGAATATGGTGATGATGGAATAAAATTAACTACAGATAAGACATTTGAAAATATACAAACACATGGTGGTGTTAGTGCCAATGTAAATATGGAAGGAAGCCTTGAGCTTTCTCTTGGTGCAGACAATTCTGATAATAAGAGTATGATTTTAGATACGGCAGGATCACTTGTAATGTGGCTAGGAAAAGATAAGAATAATAGAAGTATGATATTCCAATCAGATGGAGATGTTCTTGTTAATGTTGGTGGAACATATACCTCTGGAGATAATCCAGATTCTGATTATACATTTAATAAAGGTAGGTTTGATTTAAGAGTAAATGTTGTAGATAAAGGATTTTATGATTCTGAAAATTCAAGATCTATGATTGGCGCAAAATATTCTGATGATGCACCGCATAGCTCAGATTATTTGATATCAATAAGTGAGAAGGGCCTTGTTATATCTGGCATGAAGGCCGGAGCACCAATGGTAATAAGGAATGACGGACCACTTATGATTGAAAGTTCAAGTGATAAGGTTATATTAAAGGGATCTGCAGTAGAAACTGTTGAATTTGGAAAGACACCTTCAGATAGTGGAAGATCAAGAAGCTAATTCTATTTATTAGAAAGTTACAGTTAGGAAATATAAATGGCTGATACAATACCAAAAGTTACACAAGATCTTATTAACTCTCAGACAAAAAGAACTGAGCCAAGTGGAAGATATAAAATAGATCCATGTGGTCCAGAAGTTACAAGTATTGACTCTTCAGAGCTTACAGTATTATTTCCAAAGACAAAAGACTCTGGGAAAAAAACCATACCATTAATGGGTGGATCTATAGTAAAAATATCACTTGGATCAGAAATAGACGCAAAAGATAAAAGACTTTCCTTTTATAATGAAAATATAAAAGATAAAATTATTGAAAATTTAAATTTTGAAGAAATAGAAAAAATAGAGAAAAAAAGCACATCAGCATTAAGAGTTTCTATAAATAAAATACTTGTAGAGTCAATATCAACAGATCAGAATATTGGGGTTGTTCCCAATATATATCTATCATCAACAACTGATTCTTTTGATGCAATTGAAGAAAATAAAGATAATTTTTATTCAATAAGAAAAAATTTAATATTTGGATTTTTTCCAATAGAATCAATAAGAGTTATTTTAAAAGATATAGCCATTGGATATTTAAATGGAAATGAGATAACATCTACCATTGGCGGATGGAGTGGCCTTAGCGGTAGTACATATAAAGAGTTATATGATATATCGTTAAAAAAAGATCCATCTGATGATGAAATTTTAAAATTAATTATGGATATTATTCCATTTTTAAATATATCTTCAAAAGAGATGTTGGATAGCCCAAAAAAGCCAATACTTGGAGGCTATTATACAATCATTGGAAAATCAATATATCTAAAAATGCCAGATATAAGCGGATTTGATTCTGCAGGATTTGGAGATGATTATATTTCTTCTTCTGAATTAAATTTATTATTTCAATTAATAAATTCTGATGCAAAAAATGGAGAAAATTCACTAAAAAATATTGAATTAAAAAAATCAGTTCCAATATATGCAGCAATAATTGATGCAAAAGATGATTATAATTTAAAAATTCCACAGGAATTTACTATAGAATTTACCGCAAATGAAAAGCCCGATTGTATCTATTTAAGTCCAGCAATAAGCAATGAAGTTAAAATAAAAAATGATAATATAAGATTAATTAGAGCTTCTCAATCTGGAAACTTTATAGAATACAATCCTTATCCAAACCCATTTGTATCAATTTTTGATGAAAAAATTATATTAGACTTTCACTCAGAAGAAAAGAGTGAAGATTTGCCTTTTTCAAAAATAACTGCAAAGAATATAGATGAGCCATTTTCTAGCGTTAGATATTATGCTGGAGGTCCAGAAGAGGGATATGCACTTGGTGGACTTGGAAAAATAAGAAGCTTTATAGACAAAAAATATAACGGCGGATTATATGATTCTCTATATAAGAAAAATTCTGAGGGAAAATATGATCCTGCTAATCAAAATATAGGAGACATTGGAAATTATATTGCAAAAATACTTACATATTCTCCAAATGCAGTTGGAACAAAGTTTGAAGAGTATTTTTCAACTGGGTTTCCATTTGTTCAAGAGTTATTTCAAAAAAATGAAAATGTAATAGGCCAAACATTATCTACCTACGAGTTTGTCGGAAGTTTATCTAGAGAAAATTTAATATTACACTATGGAAAATCATATGATGATGGAGATCCAGAATCATCAGGAAAACTTGGCGATAATTTAAAATATTTTAATAAAAACTTTATAGCAAATAAGATTGGCTTATGCCAGGGTTATCGACCAAGGGTATTTTCATCTCCATCTCAAAAATCTTTTATTCCAAGAACTTGGATAAAATCAAATCTAATAACGGGAAAAGATGGCGTATATGAAGCTAAATTTTCTGCATCAGATATATTGAAGTTTTATAGCAACTCTGCATCTGATTTAAGATTTGTTGTTTATGCATATGATGGCGAATGTCAAGTTTCAAAATTTGAAAATGGATATATAAAAACATCTGTTCCTGCACCAAAAATATCATCAATTACACCTGATGGATTTAAAAATGGTGGAATTATATTAAAATGTGATAATTCAAATATTACTGGCGAAAGCAAGATAAGAATTACATCTGAATCAGCGCAATATATCAATTCAATAAAAATCGGTAAGCTTGAAATTAAAAAAGATTCATTTACAGAGGTTGGTCCAAATTATATTGATGTAATAATTCCATGTGATGAAAATATTGTTTCTGGAAAAACAAAAGTATTAATCTCTTCATCAGGAGATGAGTCACGTCCATATAAAATATATATTGCAAATTCTAATACTACTTCAACAGAAATAGTTAGTCCGCAAGAGCTTCCTACAAAAGAGAGTGATCAAGATCTTTTTACAGAAGAAGAAGTTAGTTCAAAAAATTTAAAAATATCTGGACAAAACTATGAGATACCAATATCATATGTTGATCCAAGATCAAGAATTATAATAAAAAGCTCAAAATCGATATTTAAAGAGGGAAGAAGCATATATCTTTATATAGGTGTTGATGCTCCAGATGTTGCTTCCAGTATCTCTCAAAGTGTTATTTCAATAAATAAAGATAATAAAAATATTTTTATTGCAAAAGATTTTAATTATAATCTATCAGAATCTCCATCATCAGATTTTTATAGGAGCAGTGAAAGAAAAGCCCATCTGTACTTTCCAGGAAATGAAAATATAAACAG